GGGCGTGAGATCAATGTGGGCGAGGTTGTGGCACCTGACCTGGCCGAGAAGATCAAAGTGATCACCAACGGCGGCGGCACAAGCCAGAGCGTGCTGGACGCGATTGCTGCGCTGCAAGCCACAATCGCTACTTACGGCACAATGGCTTTGCAAAACGCCAACGCAGTCAATATCACAGGTGGAACTGTCAACCCAACCACGCTGCAAGAAGGCGGTGTTGCTGCTGTGGTTCAAACCGATATTGGCACAGCAGCCAATGAGATTCCGCTGAACCAGTACCTTGGTGACATGGCCTATATGAACAACGAAGCCGTGGTCATTCAGCCGCAAGCATCAGTTACGCCAAATGGAATTGGTGACATGGTGTTTCAACTCACCTCTGACACCAGCTTAGTAATCAAAGTTAAAGGCAGTGATGGCACTGTACGCTCGGCAACACTGACACTTGCATAAGGACGCAACATGAGCATTCAAAATAACTTTCCTGCGCTCAAGCCAACGCTGCTGCTTGACTTTGCAAACTCGAAGGAACTAGATCCTCGAATCACATTCACCAGAGCTAGTACTGCTACTTATTACGGTACGCAGACAGCCAAGGCTGAAGAGAATTTATTGATCTATTCACAACAATTTACAAATACTAGTGGTTGGACTTCTGTTAATGCATCAATAAATGACAATGAAGAAGTAGCTCCTGATGGAACATCTACAGCAGGTTCATTTTTTGCTGGAGCAGCCATAACTGGACTTAATAGCGCAGCCGCTAGTTTTGTTGCAAGTCAACCATTAACAATTAGTATTTACGCCAAAGCAGTTTCTGGAAGTACAAACTTTTTGCAAATTTACATTCCAACATCAGTGCTAAGTGGAGGCTATGCAAACTTTAACGTAGCCGCTGGACTTGTTGGAGACTATGGTGGAACAGGTCTTACAGCTTCAATTGTTGCTGCTAGTAATGGTTTTTATCGCTGTATTGTTTCTATATCTTCTGTTAGTGCATCAGCTACAAGTGCGGCAACATTTTATATGGTTGATGCTAGTACATCAGCTCGTGGTTCATCTTTAAATTACCCCGATCAGAGGATGGTTATATGGGGCGCTCAACTGGAGCAACGAAGTGCAGTTACAGCCTACACAGCCACAACCATACAGAGAATAACCAACTACATTCCTGTATTGGAAACAGCAGCGTCTGGTGTGGCTAGGTTTGACCACAACCCGGTAACAGATGAATCGTTGGGGCTGTTGATTGAGGAGCAGCGAACAAACCTGATTCTTCAGTCTGAGGACTTAGACACTACATGGACTGAAACAAGAGCTACTCTGTCACTTAATAGCGTGGTTGCACCTAATGGTGCTTTGACCGCTGACAGACTTATTGCTAGCGCCGACAACAATACGCACTTTTCATCGCAAACATTTACAGGAACAGCAGCTTCCCATACATTTACCGTTTATGCCAAAGCTAGTGGTTTAAACCATGTGGCCTTGCGTTTGTTCAATGGCACATCTCAAGTAGGATTGGCCTATTACAACCTCTCTACTGGTGCGACAGGCACTGTTACGGCTGGCACAGCCGCAATTACTTCTGTTGGCAATGGTTATTATCGATGCTCTTTAACTGCAACGCTGGCAGCTTCTGCATCTTGCACTGCGGATATTCAGTTGGCAAATGCCGATAACACCAACAGTTTTATTGGTAATGCATTTGATGGTGTGACTCTTTGGGGTACGCAAGTTGAGCTTGGAGCCTTTGCCACCAGCTACATTCCTACAGTAGCAAGCCAAGTCACCCGTGCGGCTGATGCTGCCAGCATGACAGGGACGAACTTCAGCAGTTGGTATAACCAAACAGAGGGTACATTTTTTGCTCAGTTTACTCCAGCGGTTTCAAACTTTGGCATAAACAGGAACATATTCATGGCAAGTGATGGAACCACAGCTAACTCGGTTGGGGTGCGTTACGGCTCATCAGGTTCTCAGCCATCACTAAGCGTAATAACAGCATCTACGAATCAAGCCATCCTAGTAACAGGAGCAATGATTGCTGGAACAAGCTACAAACTTGCTGGCGCATACAAGGCCAACGATTTTGCAGTAAGTAGAGATGCAGGAACAGTTGGAACAGATATTAGCGGAACTGTTCCTGTTGTCACGCAAGCTGAAATTGGTATGTTGGCTGGAACATCTTTTAGCACTCAAACCATTAAAAAACTAGCCTACTACCCACTGCGTGTGACCAACGCTCAACTGCAAGCACTTACAAGCTAAGGAAACAAAATGGACTTGTATCTAAAATTCACAGACGAAGCAGCAGCCACGGCTGTCCTTTACACCCAAGAGCCGACAGCATGGGACGAGGAAGGCAACGTCACCTCCACTGAGCCACGGGCCAACTTTGCCAACATCAGCACCATTGGCATCATATACAAGCCTACAGGCGAAACAGATGCTGAAGGCAACCCTGTAATGGCTGCATTGGATGGCTGGCACGTTAATGTTCGAGTGATTCATGAAGACTCAACTACAATCAATCGATATGCTGTAGCCGCCATCACGCCAGTGCGTGTTTGGGCTTAAATCTTGAGGCCGAAGTATGACCACAATCGACGCAACCGAAGCACGACTTTCCACCCACGAGGAGGTCTGCGCGTTTCGCTACGAGCAAATCAACGCCAGGCTCAAACGGCTTGAAGGCATCATCATCAAGACCGCTGGCCTGATGCTTGTGTCGATGGGGGGCGTCATATTTTCAGCCCTTTGGATAGCAAAATGAGAGACTTTGCCGAGGCCTTGGTCGCGGCAATTTTGATTGTTGGCATCGTTATCTGGACAGCCAAAGTATTGATAGAGATATTGCGATGATCGACCCCATCACCGCCCTTGCAGCCGTCACGTCTGCGGTCAAGCTCGTCAAGCAGGCGGTCAAGACCGTGGACGATGTGCGCAGCCTCGGCCTGGTGCTGGGTATCTACTTTGATGCCAAGGCCGATGCGGTCAAGGTGCTTGAAGAAGGCTCCAAGGCCGGGTTCAAAGGCTCCAACATGGCAAAGGCCATCGAACTGGAGCTGGCTATCGAAAGCGCCAGGCAGTTTGAGGAGCAGGTCAAAGGCTTGTTTTTCCCCAACAACATGGACGTTTGGGAAAAGATCGTCAACCGGCGCAACCAGATGGATGCCGACGAAAAGGCGCAGCGTCGCAGGGCCGCAGATGCGGCCATCCAAGCCCGTAAGAAACGGGCCGAAGACTTGGAGCTGTGGATCGCTATAGGCTTATCAGGCACGGTACTGGTGCTGTTGCTTTGGGGCGGTGCGGAACTTATTTATTACTGCCGGGAGGTCAAATGTGGAAATTGATTTTGCCTTTGATGCTGCTGGGGTGCGACGAGCAATATCGGTACTTTTGCCAAAACCCCGACAACTTCCAAAAGGAACAGTGCCAAAAGCCCCACTGCCAGTTTACGCAGACTTGTCCTGAATACCTGATCGCGCCAGTTTTGGAGAAACAAATTGACCAAACCAAACCAGCCGCCGAGCCAACGCCTGTCCGTTGAGCAAGTTCAGGTCCGAATCTGGGCCTTTGTCGTCGTCGCTGTGACTTTGGCGCTCATTTTCATTGTTGGCGCGATGCTGTACTCTGTGACGTTTGTGACCCAGCCGATCAAGGCGATGGCCCCCATCGACCAGGCTTACACCAAGATGCTCAACGACATTGTGCTGCTGATTGTCGGCGGCATTGGCGGCATCATGGGCAAGCGCATTGTGAGCGAACCAACCAAACCAAAAGAGGAACCAGATGACACCGGAACTCCAAAAGTATTATGAGGACAGGTTCGACCTGTTCTCTCAGCAAGGCTGGCTTGACTTGATGGAGGACGTTGACACCATGCTGGACGCAATGAACAATGTCTCTACCATTGCGGATGAAAAAAGTCTACAATTTCGCAAAGGTGAGATTTCTATCCTGACTTGGCTGAAAACCCTGAAAGGGGTCAGCGAACGAGCATACGAGGATTTGAATGAGAAGAATGTTTGAATTTGCCTGCGAATGTGGGCAACGCACGGAGGCTTTGGTGGTTTATGAGACCACTGAAGTGTCGTGTGGATGCGGCGGTACAGCCAGCCGTGTCATAAGCGCCCCGGCGTTTAACTTGGAAGGATGGTCAGGCCATTTCCCCACTGCGCACGCGCAGTTTGGCCGCCGCCACACGGAAAAGTTAGCCGCCGAGCGCAAAGCCAACTCATAAGCCACTGGCCGAGTTGAATCTCCTACAACCATTTTGGCAGGAACATAAATATGTTGATTGACAATGAATCTGAGCCGCTAGGCGAACTTGAAGCTGAAGAAGCTAAGACAACGCAAGAACTTCCTGAGAAATACAGGGCCAAAAGTTTGGAAGAAGTTGTACGGATGCACCAAGAGGCTGAAAAGCTGATTGGCAAGCAGGCCCAAGAGGTCGGCGAGGTCCGTAAATTGGCTGACGAGTTGCTCAAGCAGAACCTCAGTTCTAAGCAGCAGCATATTCAGGAGGAAGAACCTGAAGTTGACTTTTTTGAGAACCCTCAAAAAGCAGTTCAAGCGACGATTGACAAGCACCCCGATGTCCTCGCAGCCCGGCAAGCCGGTCTTGAGTTCAAACGGATGCAGATTCAGCAAAAGCTGAACGCAGAGCACCCTGACTACTCCCAAGTGGTCAATGATGCTGAGTTCCAAAGCTGGGTGAAATCCTCACCCGTGCGTGTGGGCCTCTATGCGAAAGCTGATGGTGAGTTTGATTACGATTCGGCCAATGAACTGTTGTCCACCTTCAAGCAGCTTCGTGGCGTTAAGGCCAAGCAGTCCGAGCAGGCATCCGATGCTACACGGGCCAGGAGCATGAAAGCCGCGCAAGTTGATGTTGGTGGTTCTGGCGAGAGTTCAAAACGAGTCTATCGACGGGCCGACCTTATTCGGCTGAAAATGACAGACCCAGCGAGATACGAAACACTGAGTGATGAAATCATGCAGGCGTATTCCGAAGGGCGAGTCCGGTAATAACTTTTTTGGAGATTTAACATGGCAAACACCGCCTTTTCCCCTACCAATTCGGTAACCACCACCTCCGCAGCTAACTTCATCCCAGAAATCTGGTCTGATGAAATTGTTGCTGCCTTCAAGAAAAACCTCGTTTTGGCTAACCTGGTCAAGAAGATGTCTTTCAAAGGCAAGAAGGGTGATACTGTCAACATCCCTAGCCCAGCCCGTGGTTCTGCCTCGGCCAAAGCTGCCACTGATGCCGTGACTCTGATCGCAGAGAGCGACACCAACATTCAAGTGCTCATCAACAAGCACTTTGAATACAGCCGCTTGATCGAGGACATCGTTGAGGTGCAAGCCTTGACATCGCTGCGTTCCTTCTACACAGAAGACGCTGGCTATGCCTTGGCTCGTCGCATCGACACCGACTTGGTGCAGCTTGGCCGCGCTTTCAACGGCGCTACCGTGGGCACTGATGACTACGCAACCAGCGCAGCCTCCACAAAGGCTTATGTCGGCTCTGACGGCACCACAGCCTACAACAGCTCGACCTCCAACGCTGCTGCTTTGACTGATGCTGCTATCCGTCGCACCATCCAGCGTCTGGACGACAACGACATCCCTATGGATGGCCGTTTCTTCCTGATCCCTCCATCGAGCCGCAACACCCTGATGGGCCTGGCCCGTTACACCGAGCAAGCGTTTGTTGGCAAC